TTCAACAACTGCAACTGTGGCAGTTTCAACTGCTACTCCAACTGCAATTGCAACTGCGACTGCGACTGCAATTGCGGCGACGCTTGAGGCGTAACCATGATCCAACCATTTACGCGACACTTCTTCGAGCTCTCGGTGCCTGTTCTCGTCCAGGTTATGAAGTCCCCGCGCAAGGTAACGCTCAGGACGTTTCGGGAAGCTGTGGGAGTCACGGCCAAGGAAAGTGGCAGTCGGGTCCTCAAGGGAGCCGGTGTGGCCGCTCGGCTTGCCGCTCAGTCGAAAGGCCAGGAGCAGGATTGGCGTGGACGTCTGATCGCCGGGCATCTGTTGCACGAGCGTTTCGACGGTCGAGCCTTCGAGTTTCTTGGTTCTTCGGTTCTCGACCTGGACGGCCCGCTCGGACGTTCGGAGTGGACCGATTACGGCAACTGGGTTTTTCCGCTCGACCGGGACGGTACGCCCAGAACGCCGTTCAACCGGTATATCGACAGCAAGGCCTCCCGTGTTCGCACACCCCGTCTGCTCGCCCTCAAGGGGATCAATTGCGCGCTGCAGATCTACGTCCCCTTCGCCGCTTGCGATTTCGATGGCTGCAGCTTCAGCCTGACGCTCAACCCCGACAATAGATTTATCGGCAATTTCGACCCGGGCACGGAGACGACCTACCAGGAAGTCTTGAAGGGGCGGGGCAGGCGTTTCCGAAGCTCGTATTGTCGGGGCCGGACAGCATTTCGGCCGACGGTTCCGTCTCTCTTTCTCTCGCCGTCACCGACTGGGCCGGGAACCCTGTCAACGACGCGGCACCGGAAGTGTTCCTGGAGAGCATCGGTGGGTGTCTACCGCTCCAGCAGGTCACTCCCACTGGGGGTGCGGCCGGGATCCGTGTCCTGGCACTTGGCCTTGTCGCCGGCGAAAGCATTCGCGTCAAGGCCGGTTTCCGTCATGTCTCCGGCCTCGCCGAGCACACCCTTGCTGTCGTCTGATGCTGAATATCCATTTGGGCCATGCCTGCAACTTTCGTTGCGGCTATTGCCTGCAGACCATCCATGCCGATGGGGCGAACGGCCGCCACGCGGTCGATCCGTTCATCGAGCATGTCGTTCCCTTTGTTCAGGCGCAGGACATCACGGAAGTCGCCTATTGGGGTGGCGAGCCGCTGCTCTACTGGCGGCGTATCAAAGCCATCCATGAAGCCTTTCTCGATTCCGGGATCGCCTTCAACTTCGTCAAGTTCGTTACTAACGGATCGCTGCTGACAGAGGAGCATGGGGAATGCCTCAACGCCTGGGGCGCGTTTGTCGTCGTGAGCCAACACGAGGGGGTGGGAGAGCCGCGTTGGGATCAGGTCGCGCGCCTGAAACGCTCCAGTCTCTCCTTCCTATTCCACCATGGCTCGCTTGTCGCCTGGCCCTGGTTCGAAGGACTGAAGGTGCTTGAGGATCGCTTCGGACGCCCATTCTGGCCCTATGTGCATTGGGGGCGGGCGACCGATGGGTGCCAGCCGAGCTATTACCTGACCCTCGACGACCTCGATCGCCATGTCCCGCACCTTTGGGATCTCGCCAGGGCGAGTTTGGATGGCCACCGACATGCCGCCAGGGTATTCGCCGGTCACCTCAGAGACTGGCGAGCCACGTTGAACCCTGAGCAGAGCATACCGCCACTTTGCCACAATGATCAGCATTTGTCGGTCGATCTCGCCGGCAACCGCTACACCTGCCACCACAATGTTCGGCCCTTCGCCCGCACGGGCGAGCTGTTCTCCGGCAGTGGGCCCAGAAACGAAGACGAAGAGAAAGCGCTGGTGCTGTCCCGGCGATGGATCGACAGCGCCAGTTGCCGCTCCTGCCCAATTCGGACATGGTGCAGGGGCAATTGCCATCTCTCGAACACTCATGACGTCGACTGCCGGCTGTCGAAAGAGAAGCACCGGGTGCTGGCCTGGCTCGATGCCCAGGAACATGGCGCCAACGCACAAAATCTGATCGAGGTTTTCTGACCCATGACCGACGAACTCGAGTACCGGCTCGCCATGGCGGGCCGGAACGGATATCTGCGTCATCTGCGCTACCGGCCGCGTGTCTCCGAGGTGGTCTGGGAAGATAGCGGCGAGCCGGTGAGCCTTGCTGCGATCGGAATGGACTACGCCCGAGCCGAACGGGCCTGGCCGACGGCATTCGCGGTCAGCCCGGACAATCCCGCGTCCAAGTCACGCGCGGTGCGCGTGCTCAAGATCCAAATGGGTCTCAAGTGCAACTACGCCTGCGCCTATTGCAACCAGGCGAGCCAGCCCCACGAGATCGAGGGCAATCTCGGTGATGTCGAGGCGTTTCTCGGAAACCTGCCGAGTTGGTTCGAAGGGGATGACGGGAAGGGTTTGCGGATCGAGTTCTGGGGTGGCGAGCCCTTCGTCTATTGGAAGGCCCTGAGAGCGCTCGGCGACAATCTGCGGGCGGCATATCCGGCTGCCGAGTTCAACATCATCACCAATGGCTCGCTCATCGACGATGAGAAAATCAACTGGTTGGATCGCCTTCTTGGGTTCCACATCGGCATCAGCCATGACGGCCCCGGCCACGCGACCTCGCGCGGACCCGATCCACTCGATGATCCGGTCCGCTGCATGGCCATCCGCAAGCTCTACGATCGACTGTTTCCGAAGGGGAACATCGGGTTCAACTGCGTCGTGACGCGAGACTTTCGCTCTCTCGTGGCGATACGAGAGCATATCGGGAATCGCCTCGGCATCGCGCCGGGCGATGTGCCGCTCTGCACCGAAGAGCTTCTTCTGCCCTACGATCTGGACGGTCTCGGGTTGTCCCCTGGGAAGGCTGACGAGCATGACGCGATTCTGCAGGACGTCTGGTGGGAGGCGGTCACGGACCGATCCATGTCGGTCACCACGATCCGGCGTAAATGCGAGGACTTCTTCCGCTCGCTTAGCCAGGGCCGCCCCGCGTCGACCCTCGGCCAGAAGTGCGGCATGGACCGCCCCGACAACATCGCTGTCGATCTGAAAGGCAACGTGATGACCTGCCAGAATACCAGTGCCGGCACGCGACACCGGATCGGTCACGTCGACGATTTCGAGAACATTCACCTTGCTACCGCGCATCACTGGTCGACGCGGACCGAGTGTGTGAATTGCCCGGTCGTCCAGCTCTGCAAGGGAGCCTGTTTCTTCCTCGAAGATGACCTCTGGCGACAGGCCTGCGACAACAGCTTCACCTGGAATCTCGCCATGCTCGCCGTGTCGCTCTACGGGTTGACCCGCCTGGTGCTGGTCGAGATCGACGGACCGGTCCTGCGACGGCCCGACCTTCCACAAAAATCCTCCGTTATCCGCCAACCCGTCGAACAGGCCGCTGCCTGAACCGCTATGCCCGATCCTTCGCTCTCCGCGGCGATCCGCGAGGCCTATGCGGCTGCCCCGTCCGATGTGGTGATCCTGCATACCTTGGAGTTGCGCCATCCGTCGTTCGAGGATGACGCCGGCAATCCGACCGCCATCCGGGTGGTACGGGACCACCAGGACCTTACGGCAAGGCTGGAAGCATCGGCGTCCCTGGATGGTGCCGTCATGGTGACCTTCGTGGCGCTTGCATTCGATCTGTCGTTGCCGCCCATCGACATCGCGCCGGTGCCCGAGATCACCGTGACCCTGGACAACGTCTCGCGCGAGATCGCCCGCCACTTGGATGCTGCGGCCGTCTCGCAGGACAAGATCGAGATCACCTATCGGCCGTATCTTTCCACCGACCTGGAAGGACCGCAGATGGACCCGCCGATTACCCTGGTGCTGACCGAGGTCGAGGCCAATGCCCTGCAGGTGACCGGCCGCGCCCGAATGCTGGATATCGGGAACAAAACCTTCCCGAACGAAACCTACACCGCGAAGCGGTTTCCGGGTCTCACGCGATGAGCCACTGGGCGGAACAGTATATAGGTCTTCCCTGGAGCGGGGTCGGAGAGGGACCGGATGCCTTTCATTGCTGGGCCTTCGTTTGCCTGGTTCAGGAGCGGCACTTCCAACGGATGCTGCCGGTCATACCAAACCCGGAGGATCTATTCGCAATCGCAAGGGACTTTCGGGATCACCCCGAGCGTCGGCGATGGGACCGGGTCGATGTCCCGATCGAGGGAGACTGTGTGCTCATGCGCCAAGCCCGCTACCCCATCCATGTCGGCATCTGGCTCGATGTGGACGGCGGAGGAGTCGTTCATTGCTCTCAGGAGGCCGGCGTCGCGTTCCAAAAGGTTTCTGCTTTGGCGACCAATGGCTGGCGCATCGAAGGCTACTACCGTTTCACCGGGGATGACCGATGCTCGCCGCCGTGACCATGGTGATCAATCCGTTCCAGCCGGGACGGGATAGAGAAGTCGTGCCCGTGTTCGCGCCGGTTTCCGTGCGGGAGTGGCTAAATGGGCACGGGATTGCCGAGTTCGATCGCCCCACCATCTGTCTCCACAACAGCCGGGCGCTCCTGCGGGCCGATTGGGCATCCACGATCATCGGCGACGGCGACGTGGTGGCTTTTGTGGCGCTGCCACAAGGGGGCGGCGGCAAGAACCCACTGCGCACCGTGCTCTCCATCGCCGTCATGGTGGCCTCGTTCTCCCTCGGCGGGCTGCTCGGGGCGGCACTGGGCGTTTCTGCCAACGCCGGTGCGGCGCTGGGGATTGGCGCCGGGATGCTGCAGCAGGCCATCGGCGGGGCGATTATCTCGCTCGCCGGCATGGCACTGATCAACGCCGTGGTGCCGGCGCCCAAGCCGTCGATACCATCCATGAGTTTCGGTTCCGTTGGCGCGCCACCGGCACCGAGCCTCACTTATTCCCTCTCGGCCCAGGGCAACGAGGCCCGTCTGGGTCAGCCCATCCCGGTGCTCTACGGCCGCCATCTGATCTATCCCGACCTCGCTACCCAGCCTTACCAGGAGTTCGTCGGCAACGAGCAGTACCTGTTCCAGCTTCATGCCATCGGCCAGGGTTCCTATGACCTGGAGCAGGTGCGCATCGAGGACACGCCCATTGCGTCCTTCGAGGAGGTGGAAACCGAGATCGTCGGACCGGGTGGCAGCGTAACCCTGTTCGATACCGATGTCGTCACAACGCCCGAGGTTGCCGGCCAAGAGCTACTCCGCACCGGCGACGGCGGCGACTGGGTCGGTCCGTTCACCGCCAACCCGGCCGAGACCGAGGCCGGCCACATCGGCATCGACGTGGTGTTCGCCCGTGGCCTTTACTACGCCAACGATAGCGGCGGGCTGGATGCTCGGAGCGACCAATGGGAAGTCCAGGCCCGGGCCATCGATGACGACGGTCTGCCGGTCGGCAATTGGATTACCCTCGGTAGCGAGAGCTATTCGGCGGCGACCAATACCGCCCAGCGGCTGAACACCAAGTACGCGGTCACACCGGGACGCTATGAGGTTCGGATGATCCGGCTCGATGCAAAGGATATCTCGTCACGGGCCGGACACGAACTCCGCTGGGGGAGTTTGAGGGCATACCTCGCCGGCACGCCCGAGTTCGGCAACATTACCCTGCTGGCCGTGAAGATGCGGGCGACCGACAACCTCACTCAGCGGTCCTCGCGGATGATCAACTGCATCGTTACGCGTCGGTTGCCGATTTGGGATTCGCAAACGGGATGGAGTGCCCCGCAACCGACCCGCTCCATCGCCTGGGCCTTCGCCGATGCCTGCCGCGCCGAATACGGCGCCAAGCTGGCGGATGCGCGGCTGGATTTGGCGGCTCTGCACGGTCTTGACCAGGTCTGGGCCGGACGGGGTGACACTTTCGACGGCGTGTTCGATAGCGCCATGACCGTATGGGAAGCCTTGACCCGGATCTCCCGCTGTGGCCGGGCGGTGCCGGTTCTGCAGGGCGGGGTCGTGCGGCTGTTCCGGGATGCCCCGCAGACACTGCCGGTCGCCATGTTCGGGCCTCGCAACATCGTCAAGGACTCCTTCCGTATCCAGTACATCATGCCCGGCGAAGATACGGCCGACGCCGTCACCGTCGAGTTCTTCAATTCCCGGACCTGGAAGCCGGACGAGGTGACCGCGAGCCTGCCCGATAGTGCCGCCGA